TTGGAAGCTATAAGAGAATATGGTAAAGAGATTAAGTTTTACCAAGCATCAACATCTGAAATGTTTGGTCGTATGGTTGAAAATCCAGCAAAAGAAACTACGCCTTTTTATCCTCGTTCACCTTATGGGGTTGCTAAATTATATGGACATTGGATTACTAAAAACTACAGAGAGTCTTATGATATGTTTAATGTAAGTGGTATTTTATTTAACCATGAGTCAGAGAGACGAGGTATTGAGTTTGTAACTCGTAAAATAACTGATGGTGTGGCTCGTATTAAATTAGGAATAGAGGATTATATAAGTTTGGGGAACTTAGATTCTAAACGAGATTGGGGTTATTCTCCTGATTATGTGGAGTCAATGTGGTTGATGTTACAGCAAGACAAGCCATCTGATTATGTTATAGCTACTGGTGTTGACCACACTATAGGTGAGTTTTTAGATATCGCCTTTCAACATGTCGGTGAAAAGGATTGGGGTAAATATGTAAAACAAGATTCAAAATTCATAAGACCTGCTGAGGTGGATGTATTAAGAGGTGATTCAACAAAAGCAAAGTATGAGTTGGGGTGGTCACCGAAAACATCTTTTGAGGAGATGGTGGGTAAAATGGTTGATAATGATTTAAAATTACTTTCGTGAGGTTGATAAATGGGTTATATTTTACCAGAAATATATGAGTCACTTTGTCAAGAGCACGATAGAGAACTACCAAAAGTTTTTGTTGAGACTGGTACTTTCATGGGTGGTATTCCACACAGAGTTATGGAGACTTATGGTAATTTAAAACCATTTGATAAATGGTATACGATAGAGTTGGGAAAAGAAATTTGTCAAGTTGCCAGTCACAGATACAATTTATTTGAAAGTAACAATTGTGATGTTTCTAAATTTAACCCACATGAAAATAAAAAAGATTTATTATTCAATGAAGAGAAATATTTTTTTGATAATAAATTAAAACTAATTTGTGGTGATTCATCTGTAAAATTAAAAGATATTCTTTCGGAGATTGATGAGCCAGTTTGTTTTTGGTTAGACGCCCACGCTGGTGCATCTAAATATGCACGCGGTGATGTTGATGTTCCGTTACTAAAAGAATTAGAAGTAATATCGAATCATCATATTAAAAATCATGTGATTGGTATTGACGATGCTCATCTTTTTGGAAAAAAACAGATTGACAAGAATGGTAATAGTGCGTGTGACTACAGAGAGGTTACTTTTGAGGTTGTTTTTGAATGGATATCAAAAATAAGAAATAATTTTGATGTTGGTATTTATAAACCGTATCACATGGAAATGGTTTTAGCAATATGAGAATTTTAGTTTTTCACCAACCTTGGCCGATGGGTAACTATAAGTTGAATATTGCGGTAGCAGATAGACTAGAATCTGATGGTCACGAAGTCTATGCATTAGAACAATTAAATGGTCAGTTACCTACTGATGAGTATGTGGAGCAAATACTTAACATGGACTTTGATTTGGTTTATTATGAAATGTTAGACAAGGAGACATTTAAGATAGTAGAACAAATGAAATGTCAGAAAATATTATTACATGCCTCTGGTGGAGTTTTGGTGGATTATGATGCTATTTTAGATTATAAAGGTAAGTGGTATGATAAAATATTTACTGGCTCTAAAATTATGTTGGAAAAGTTTCAGAAAAATGGGATAGTTTCAAAACATTATCAATATTATCACTCTGCTATAAAAGAAGATGAAAAACAATTTGAAAGTAGGTATAGCCATGAGTGTGTGTTTTTGGGAATGGGTTTCAATAGATTGACTGACTCACAATATAGTTTAGAAAGAGATATATTTTTTAAACAACAATCTTTTGATTTTGGTGTTTATGGAAATGGTTGGAACGATTTCCCACACTCAAAAGGTTTGTTGCCACCATTAGATATTGGTAAGTTATATTCCTCTGCTAAGTGTGCTGTGGGTATAATTGCTAAAGGGCAGAGAGAACATGGTATGATAAACAATAGATACACAGAAATGTCTGTCTGTGAGTGTCCTATTATAACTTATGACTATGAAACAATAGACTGGTATGGTGCTGAAAAGTACCTGAACTTTGTACATTCTACAAACGAACTTCAAGAAATGGTAATTGATATAAACAACAATTATGAAAAGTATAAAATGAAATCAATAGAATTAAATAAGTTTATGACTAAGAAAGATAAAGAGTTTTTTGAGAAATTAAATTTATTAATAAATGAGGAGTATTAATGAAAGTGTTAATAACAGGAGGAACGGGAACAGTTGGTAAAGCTCTTGTAAAACAGAATAATAATGAGTATATTAGCATAAGTAGAAATGAAGAAAACATAGCTAACTTAAAAAGAGAATATCCAAATGTCAAATGTTATGTAGGTAATATAGAAGATAAATCTTTATTACTAAGAGTGTTTAAAGAAGTAAAACCGGATGTAGTAGTTCATTCAGCTGCTATGAAACATATTGATTTGATGGAACTAAATCCAATTGCCGGATGTAATGTAAATGTGATGGGTAGTTTAAATGTGGTAGAAGCTAGTATCATAAATGACATTCCAATAACAGTTGGTATCAGTACGGATAAAGCTTGTCTATCAGAGAGTGTATATGGTGCTTCAAAGTATTTGATGGAAAGGGTGTTTATGAATACTAATACAGATGATAACAGATTTTCATTAACTAGATTTGCTAATGTGGCACATAGTGCTGGTTCGGTATTACCGTTTTGGTTGAAGTTAAAGAGAGATGGTAAACCTCTTAAACTTACAGATCCAAATATGAATAGGTTGATATTCACCAAAGAAGATGCTGCTAGTTTAATTAATAGAACAATTAATTTTACTAGAGAAAGTGGTGGTGGATTCGTGAAATCTTACAAGATGAAGTGTGTGAATATGTTAGATTTAGCTAAAGTTATTTCTGATGATATAGAGGTGGTTGGTAAAAGACCTGGTGAGAAAACAGATGAGGATTTAATATCAGAAAGAGAAATATCAAACACCTTTATCTATGGAGATGATATACACATTAGAATGGAAAAAAATAAAGGTGATAATAAATTATCAGAACCTTATAATTCTGCTAGTGCAGAACATATGACACAAGAAGAAATGGAGAAATTAGTGTGGGGATAAAAAATTACAAAATAGCTTGGTTTACTGAGGGTGGTTGGCAAGGTAAGGTTTCATTAGGCAATCCTAACATGAGGAATGATGTATCTACCAAATATATTTTAGGTGCCGAACATTATCCTATCTTTCAATTACCACAGGTGTTACAGCATTTTGGTGAGAATCATTTTGACTTCGGTATAGTGACACTACCTAAAACGAATGTGGATAAATTGATGACATTTGATATGTTGGGTGATTTGAAAAAACTATGTAGAAAAACCATATCAATGCAAGAGGGTCCTCATTGGTATTTTCAGGACTATGATATGGAACAACAGATTTGGTGGTTTAATGCTCTTACAGAATTTGATATGTTGTTTGCTCATAATCATAAAGATGTAAATTATTATAGAGGTATCACAAACAAACCCGTTCATAAAATGCCAACACTAATGTTAGCTGAAAGGTTGGGTATTCAACCAAGAAGTGAATGGAGTGACGCTGTGATTATTGGTGGTAATATGGTTAGGTGGTATGGTGGGTTTGATTCTTATATAGTAGCTCAAGAATTTAACATGCCAATTGTTGCTCCATCGATGGGTAGAAAAATAGATAGAGAAGATGAAATGGACATACAACATTTACCATATATGACTTGGGTAGAATGGATGAACAGTTTGAGTCAATATCATGTAGGTGTTCATATGATGCCAACTCATGCTGCTGGAACATTCGCATTAAATTGTTCATTTCACGGAATACCTTGTATTGGATACAAAGGATTAGACACTCAAGAAGAACTTCATCCAAAATTAACAGTAGAGGATGGTGATTTAAAAGGTGCTGTTGAATTAGCAAAACAATTAAAAAACGAACATTTTTACAAACATTGTAGTGCTGAGACTATAGCTCATTATAAAAATTCATTGTATACGGAGAGTAATTTCGTACCGTATATAACTAATATATTAGAGGAATTACATAATGGATAAGGTAATAAGTTTTATACAACCAAGTAGAAACAATCTAAAATATTTACAATGGAGTTACAACTCTATCAGAAAGAATCTTGGATACCGACATGAGATATGTTGGGCTGATGATTTCTCTGATGACGGAACTTGGGAGTGGATGCAAGAGATTGCTGAAAAAGATGGCAATATAAAAATACATCGTAACGAAGGACCTACAAGGTTAGGTCATACGATACTTTACGATACATTAGTTGATATGGCTAGTAATGATATTGTGATGATTTATCATGCTGATATGTATGCTTGTCCTGGTTTAGACGAAGAAGTTCTAAAACATTTAGAACGAGGTAAGGTGGTATCTGCTACACGGATAGAACCACCACTACATCCAGACGGTCCTGAAAAGATATTACAAGACTTTGGTATAGAACCCGAAGAGTTTGATGAGATGGGATTATTAAAGTTTCTTGAAGAAGATAAATATGGTGAAGATAAAGTTACAGATGGTATCTTTGCTCCTTGGGCAATATATAAAGATGACTTTACAAGTATCGGTGGACATGACCCGTTGTATGCTCCACAATCAAAAGAGGACTCTGATATATTCAACAGATTTCAGTTGGCTGGTTATAAATTTATACAAACATGGCAAGGGTTCGTATATCATATGACCTGTAGAGGTTCACGATTCAAAGATGGAGCTATGAGAAATCCAGCAGGTCAAGTGTTTATGAAGGGTAGAGAATCATCGGAGTGGTTAGCTCAGAATCTTAGGTCAACTCGTAACTTTATTCGTAAGTGGGGACATATGGTAAAACATGATGAGTATTTAAAACCGATAGTGCCACCCAAGTATGATGTGGGTTTTGTAGCATATAATTGCACTAAACAGATGCTGTATGAATTAGAGCCTTGGTGTAGTAAGATATATTTAGATTTAAGAAACTCAGAGATTATTGGTCACTATGTAAAGGAAGAACAACCAAATACTCAGTTTAATTTAGGGGAAAAAATAAAATTGTATGGCCATAACAAGATATCAGAACAACATGATATTTGTGTGGAGTTTGATTGTAATCAATTGAACAATGAAAATTTTCAAGTGTTAGTTAATCTATCAGAAATGCTACAAGATAGTGGTGATGTAGGTGAGATGGAGTTTGATATATTCAAATTCTACATCAAATCACTTGAAACATATGAAAAAAACTTAGTCGTTTGTAAGACTAATTAACTATTTATAAGTGTAATATGAGGTTATAATGACAAATAAATTAGGTTCTTACATCAGTAATCTGATGACCACTATAGTAGACAAAGAGGAAAGATTTTTTGTTAGAAAACTGGCCTTTAGTGAACTAACCAAGTTAAATCAAGACATCACAGATTTTATATTTGAGTATATAGATGAGATGGAAGATGGACCTTGGGATGACAAAAACAAAAACCAAACAGAACTTAAATTTGGAGACAAAAATGAAAATAAGTAATGATGTAGCAGTAGAATTAAAAAAAATTAGAGCTGCTCTTGATAATATGTACGATAAGTTAAATGTATCTTTGTATAAGAAAAATCTTGGTGCAAAGGTAAGTTACTCAGAGGTTAAAATATTTGATTCTGTATCAGAAAATTTTGGGTATATTTCAACAATAATTAGAGAGTTACAAGATTCTGAAAGAGTAGAGGATTAACATGGCAAACGACCACGCTCAAGATAGATATGATCCTCCAAAAGTTGGTAGTGATTGGGAAAAAGAATACTTTGGTGATGTAAACATTGGAGAAGTATTTAGACTTTTTCCTCAAAATAATGCCAAGAGATTTCGTAAAGTTAAAGACGGAGTTGCTGTAGATATAAGTGACATGAAAGAGGTGATTTTGAAAGAAAAAGACGAAATCTATGTCAAGTCGTAACTTTCAAAAACCGATAAGAATCAAAGGTAAGAAACTCGTTCTTACCAAAAAGATGATTGAAGATGCTCAATCTCAAACCAAATCTAACATGGCAGCTGCTCGTTGGTTAGGTGTAAGTTATCTAACCTATCGTAAGTACGCTAAAACATATGGTTTATTTGAGGGACATCTAAATCCATCAGGAGTCGGTATTAAAAAAGGTTATGGTAGGTGGATAAAATCACTTGACCAAATTCTTGATGGTACTAAAAAGTATCGTATGAGAGCTGGATACATTAAGAAACGATTACTTAAAGATAAGTGGGTTGAAGAAGAATGTAGCTCTTGTGGATACAATGAAATCATCATAGGTAAAGAATCAGTTGCTCTTCGTTTAGATTATGTAGACGGAGATGTAACTAACAACACATTAGAAAATTTGAGATTGTTATGTCCTAATTGTTACTTATCACATAACGGACACATGCCATCATCAGAGAGGTTTTACAAATGAAACAAAAAGCAATGTTAATCAAAGATTTTTACAATGACAAAGGTGCTCTCCATCGTGGAGAGAAAGTGGTAATAGAGGGAAAGGCTGCTGAGGGATTCATCAGAGTTGTTACTGGTACAGGTGCGGTCTATGTCATACCATCTCACATTATTAAAAAAATTCCTTGACAAATACATTATTTCTTCGTAACTTATTAATATGAAGAAAGTAATTAATTGTACAAAAGAACACAACCCTATCATAAACAAAAAGCTTCGTGAGGTGTCAGTTGAAGAAGGACTATCTATCGCAACAGAACTATTTCAGATACTTAACAAAAGAGGGGACGGTATTGGGTTGGCAGCTAATCAAGTGGGTATTGATGCACAAGTGGCCGTTGTCAATGTTCGTGAACCTTTGGTACTCATCAACCCTAAAATCATTGAGAAACACAACGAGATACCTTTTTATGAAGGTTGTTTATCTTATCCAGGCAAAGGAGTTCACACCAAAAGATACAGAGATGTAATTATACAAACTGCTCAATCAGAGAGTGGTTGGTATTTTAGTGGTGCAGAAAGTCCAAGTGATGGTAAAGGTAGTTGGGAAAAAGAACAAGGTAAAAAACAAGACGCGGAGTTAAGAACCTTAGAGTCTGTCTGTGTTCAACACGAAATTGACCATCTAAATGGTATTGTATGTATGGATAGGAAAGTAAACACTACTGTTCAAGTTGAAAAGAAAATAGGTCGTAACAAATTAGTTACGATTAAAAAAGGTGATGCAGTTAAAGTGTTAAAATACAAGAAAGCACAAACTCTTTTAAATCAAGGGTGGGTAATTACATAAAAAAAATTAGACACAGTAAGTTACCGATTACGTTAGAAAGTTCCGACCATTTAGATATGAATATGTTACAAGCAATTGAAATACAATTATCGGCAACAGGTTGGAAAACTTGGATAGATGAATATGGTAATTGGTTTAGGCCTATGAAACCTAATCGAAATCAATTGGAGTTATTTTAATGAAAAAACAACCAAGTAATTGGATAGAGGGTATGGCTATGGAATTGAAAGAAAAAAGACACCAGATGAAAAATCCATTACAAGAATTAATGACCATCACTATGGAAGAATGTGGTGAACTAATACAACAATGTAGTAAAGCAATTCGTTGTGATAACTACTACGATAATACTGAATTGTTAGAAGAGGTTGCTGATGTATACACTATGTTGGAACTGATGCATGAGTATGACTTAATCAGTTTTAATGATGTTGATATATTAGTAGAAAGGAAAAAAGAAAAATTAAAAAAATGGAGTAACTTATTATGAATATAGGTTATGCGTGTATAAACATGCAACTGTCATACCCACAAAAGTATGGTGGTAAAGAAAAGGGAGTTAAACCAATTACTACAGGTCGTAGTATGATTAAGAGAACCTTTGATACCAAAGGTGTTGATTATGCTAGTGAACTTGCATTGGCTAATGCTAAAGATTTGGACAAAATTATTTCTTGGAACATATTGAATGGCTACAAGTTTTTTCGTATCACATCAGGTTTAGCACCTTGGAAGTCTGAGTATGAGTGGGAAGACCTAAAAGACTTGAAGTGGATTAAAATATATCTACACTCTGCTGGTGTAAAAGTAGACACACACGGTGTTAGAATCACATCACATCCAGGTCCTTTCAATGTATTGACTTCACCACATGAACATGTAGTTGAGAATTGTATTGGTGACTTGACAATGCATGGTGACACATTTGATATGATGAATCTTAGTAGAACACCATACAATAAAATTAATATCCATATTGGTGGTGCTTACGGAGATAAACCAACATCTATGGAAAGATTTTGTAAAAATTTTGAAAGACTACCTGATAGAGTTAAATCTCGTTTGACGGTAGAGAATGATGATAAAGCAAGTATGTATTCAGTTAAGGAGTTATATCATGGAGTATACAGTAGAATTGGCGTGCCCATTGTGTTCGACTACCATCACCACCGTTTTTGTGATGGGGGGCTTAGTGAACAAGAGGCTTTGGAAATGGCTATGTCAACTTGGCCAAAGGGGATTACACCTGTTGTCCACTACAGCGAGAGTCGCAGTAAGGAACGACTTGACGAGTCAATTAGACCTCAAGCCCATTCTGATTATGTCTACGATTATATTGACACTTATGGTAATGATGTTGATATCATGGTAGAGGCTAAACACAAGGAGTTGGCTGTTGCTAAGTATCTTGAACTACATGGTTGATAGGTTACAGAAGTTGATGTTTCTTTGGAAATATAAAAGACATCTGAAAAAGAGAATAGCAAAGAACGACTTTGGTAGAAGAGAAGAGTGGTAATGAAAGGTAAATCAAAAAGAAGTATAACAGAAGCGGATGTAAGGTGGGAATATGTCAAAGGTATCGCGTGGTTGGTCTTGGGATATTTATACTTTCATTTTGTTATAATGGGTTGGTCTTTTTGAAAAACTTATATAGAACGATAATATCTTGGATTACATATAATTTTGAACAATGGTTTTGGAGAAATGCTAAAAAAGAAAAAACAATATATGTTTACAGCGATGATAACTGTAAAATAGACAAAACCGGAGGACCTTATGAAGTTAGGATTAGAAAATCAGACGATTAATGAAATAGGTAAATTACTTGTCATTGTTTTATCTTATTTATTTTCAAATGGCCTTTATCATATTTCATTTGGGTTAAATAAGACTTTAAGATATTTATTAAAGTCTGGCAGTTATAAAACTAAATTTGTTAAGTATCCGAAACCAAAAGATGACGAAGATATTTTAGGAATTTAAAACTAGGAGAAAATAATGAGTAAGTTTATTGAAGCAATCGAGACATTGAAAAGATGGATTGGTATGGATAAAAGAAGTGGTGACGACAGAAGAAAAAAGAAACCACGAAAAAGAAAATACGAGAAAAGAAAGGCAGGCATTAAATCCGATAGGAGAAAATAATGGTGTTGGACAGTTTGTTAGCTGGTGTAATGTTGTTCGGTTCTTTTGCTGCTCGTACACCAAATGTACAACCTAATCCTGATGATTATGAAATTAGTGTCGGATTGAACCACAAAAACTTTCACATCAATAGACAATGGGAAAGAGAACTTGGTCAACCTTATGTCGATGATTTGGTTTGGTTGAAACTAGACAATCAAATATATTTCAAGCCTGAGTATATGAATAAACAAAGTCGTGATGTTAAGTATCTGAAGATTGACTGGCGTAATAAGTGGAAGGATTGGTCTTATGGATTCACCAGTCGTAACACAGATGAAAATGTCTTCAGTACAAACTTTGTAACATTCATATCTTTTGGTATGAGTAAAAAGAAAAAGTATCTTAACGATAAGATAGAAGTTGAGGTTACATTCGATGGATACTTCCCACCAGGTGAAGAAGAAGATAGAGATACATTCGAGTTTGAAGATAAATTTAAAGTAAGCTGGAAACTTACTGATAAGATACGAATTTACAATCTTGGAGAAATCTCTAAGTTACAAGGTAAAGAGTTCTACAAAGCTAAAATAGGTTTTGAATATTCATTTTGATATTTATAGATAAGGAAATGAAAGTAAAAAAGTCAAAAGATCAATCCTTTACTCCGTTAGTAAATGAGTGGACGACAACCACTTCTTACGAAATAAAAATAGTTTACAAAGTGCTTGACTAATAATGCTATTTAGCGTTAACTTTAGGAGTAATATGATGAGTGTTTGGGAAACAGAAAGAAAAGAGATTGCCACATGGTTGTCAGGTTATCTTGCTATGATAAAGAAATGGGTAGATAAGATACTTGACAATGAAGACCATGATGTAGATAAAATAAAAATTATTACACAGATTGACGAGTGGATAAAATGGTTAGAGGAAACCAAATTAAAAATCATAAAAATGAAGGATGTAAAAATAGAAAAGGAGTAGCAATGATAAGGTTATTTTTATCATTAATTTTTTTAGTTATTGGTTGTTCAAATCCATTTATGTCAGATGTATCCGAGGAAGATTGTGAGTGTGTTTTTGACATAACATCAACTTTACCATCAAATGATGGTGTATATCAATTAGAATTTAATAATAATCTACGACAAACCTATTCAGTTTTGGATATCACAACAGAGTGTGGGTGGGCACAACACATAATGTGGGAATCAGACTATATGTACCAGATAGGTACTGATTGGGTAAGTTTAGTCAATCCATCTAGTATGACAGATGAGGATGGTGATGCTCATATAGTATTTGCTGTTTGGGAAGAATTTATTGGATACACGATAACTATTTATGGTGGATATGTAGACGACCACGGTCACACAAAAATGGACTCTGTAAAGGTATATGTTGTAGATAACGAGTAGGAGATAAAGATGAAATGGGTATTAATTGATAAACATGACAATATCGTTGATACAACAGAGTTACACTCTGGCTACGGTAAAAAAGCAGCAAAAATGTATTTTGTTGCTAGAAAAAAAATAGACGAAAGTTCTTTTGATAAATTATGGAAAGTTATGTCTGATGAAGAGTATGAATCTGTTTACAGAGCCACACTACAAAATAAACAATATGAATGGTGGAAAGACGACCAGTCATACCTTGACATAGATAAACCATAAAACTCTGTCATATTGTCATTAAAAAATTATTGGAACAGTTATTGTACTATAAGGGTAAGAACATCGCCACAAAGTGGGATGTCGTTAGTTCAAATGAATAACATAGGAGTAGTACAATGACAAAATTCACATTTCATAGAGGATTACCTGTAATAGATAGGGAATCATTTTTAACACCATTCGATAAGATGTTTGATGATATAGTATCGACATCTTTTCCACAAATCAACGAACAAGTTGGAGTTACACCTTTTAGTAATACAGCATATCCAAAAGTCAATGTATATGAATACGATGATAAGGTTGGTTTAGTCGCTGAAATTCCTGGTCTTGATAAAAAAGACTTGAATGTTGAAGTGGAAGAGGGAACTTTAACTATATCAGGTGAGAAACATCGTGGTGTGTTTGACGAAGCAAAAGCTAAAGTGCTTCGTAGAGAGTTAAAACACTCTTCATTTAAAAGGTCATTCACCTTGGGGGAATTATTAGATGGAGATAATATCTCTGCTAATTTCAAGGATGGAATCCTTTCAGTAGAAATTCCGAAAGTAGAACCCGAACTACCGAAGAAGAACATCGTGAAAATCAAGTGAAAATAGTCTCCGTAGGAGATAAAGGTTATATCGTTCTCGGTGTTGTGTCGGTCAATACTTCGTTCTCTACTGAAGAGTTAAAGAGTCAATGGAGATTGGCCGACACTATTTTACGAAAAGACAATGATTGGTATGTATGTATGAAAATAATAGATGCTGAATTTTTTGATATTTAATGCTTGACAATAATAGTTATTTAAAAGTATATTATTTGTTATGAAACAAAAACAAAAAGAAAATAAAGAGAGGTTATTTGAAATGAATGGTGGTTATTTCATAGATGGAGTTCCTTACATGGATTGTAAGATTACTGGAGAACCAGTTCGTAATGTAAGTACGGAAGCTACATCTGTCATAGGTAGTAAAGCTGTTATGGCTAGAATACACAAAATGTTTCCTGAACAAGATAAACCTAAGAGGGTTAGGACAGGTCGCCCATCAGGTTGGCATTTCATGAATGAGTTCGTTGACAAAGATGGAACAGTTTTTTATAAGGGTAAAGAACAACCGGATTTGAAAGGGACTTTACCACCTACCAAAATAAAACCTAAAAAGAAAGCAAAGCGTAGGTCAAAAGAAGAAATTCTTTTGGCTAGACACGAGAAGAAGAAAAAAGTTTTAAAGAAAGCGAAGAAGAAACTAAATGACAAAATCAAGAGGCAATGAGCCGTTAGATAGGGATTACTTTAAATACAAAGACAGACCTAAAAATAAAGATGAAAAAGATGTGACACCTTGTTGTAATCAAGATGTTGATAGAAATATAATCAATGTAAATAATGAACATGATTGGGAGTTAGTAGAAAATCACATCGAAGAACACTTGAGGGCATACAGTAGTGTTGAAAAAGTAATACCAGTATCTTGTAAAAAATGTGGTAGGTTGATAGAATATGTGAGTCATTTGAAGCGAGACAAGAAGTATTTTAGATAGGAGATAGTGATGGGTAAAGAAGTAAAAAAACATGGTTATAGTTGTAAATTAGTTAGAGTTGTCGATGGTGACACTTGTGACGCTATGATAGATTTAGGATTTGATGTTTGGGTTAAATCAAGAATAAGATTCTATGGTGTAGACACTTGGGAATCAAGAACAAGAGACTTAGAAGAAAAAGCTAAAGGTTTAGAAGCAAAAGCTTATGTGAAAGACCTATTAGAAAATTCAGACGAAGGTAAGTTCAGTATCATATCGCATGGTAGAGGAAAATATGGTCGTGTTCTCGGTGAGATATTCGTTAAAGGACATGAGAAGTCAGTTAATGAATTATTAAAGGAGAACGGACATGCCTACGAGTACCACGGCGAAAAGAAAAAAGTATTTGGTGGGTGATATTTCATTATTAGAACTGAAAAGAAGAGTAGGTTCACCCAAACTAAATTTCGGTAAAATAAACAAAAAGTAAGAGGTTATATGGCAAAAGCTAAAGGTGGTTTTGGTGTTGATAGAGTTACCAAAGCCAAAAAGAAAACAAGACAAGGACAAGGTAGAGGTACAAAGTTTAGTACCAGAGTTGGTTCAAAGAGGTTCAAGAAAAAATACAGAGGACAAGGTAGATGATTAAATCCGATGTTTTAGACAAGGGTTTTATAGAGGTCGTTGATTCACTCGGTAATGATTTGACCGTAGTTAATTCTGCTCGTGTATCATTCGGTAAGAGAAAAGAAAAGTGGGATAAGTCAGACGAAAGATTAGTTCGTTATCTAGCAAAACACAAACACTATTCTCCGTTCAGACATCTACAAGTTCAGTTTCATATCAAAGCACCAGAGTTTGTAATGAGACAATGGTACAAACATGTAGTTGGTATTGAGACTACATCTAACTCATCTGCTAAAGACCATGCTTGGAATGAAATAAGTGGCAGATATGTAGAGGTTGAAGACTTTTATGTTCCTGATGTTTGGAGAAAACAATCAGAAGATAACAAACAGGCAAGTGAGGGTGAGGTTATGTTTACTAAGGAAGATGGTACTGAGATAGTTGATCCTAGACCAGACCATATGTATCATTCACTTATGAAACAAGTTGAGATGTATTATGAAAGATTGATAGGTGTAGGTGTGGCTAAAGAACAAGCGAGGATAGTCTTACCATTATCACAATATACAGAAGTATATTGGACAGCATCCTTTCAAGCTATTATGAATTTTATTGAGTTAAGAAATGAAAAGACATCACAATGGGAAATACAAGAGTATGCTAAAGTGATGTTAGAACAAATGAAAGAAGTATTCCCAAAAACAACTGAACTGTGGAGTGAAGCACATGAATGGAAATAAGTTAATGGTGATATTGATGATATTATTAATGGGTTGCTCATCAATACCAATGCCAAAAAAAGACAGACCCGAAATAGATAACCCAACCGGAGAAAAACAAAAGAAAAAGAAAAGAAATAACAAACCTACAATCGAAAGGATGTAGAATGGATTATAAAAATTTTATAAAAGAAATATCAGACTTTCCAATAGAGGGAGTTAATTTCAAAGATATATCCCCACTACTAGCAGACCAGCAAGCTTTTGTATCTGTGGTTACGGATATGGGTAGGTTAGTTAGAAATCCTAATTATTGGATTGGAATAGATTCTCGTGGTTACATATTTGCTTCAGCACTTGCTCTTCACTTTGGTGGTGGTGTGATATGTGCAAGAAAAGAAGGAAAAACACCAGGTGAGTTTGTAAGTGAAACATATGACTTAGAGTATGGAACTGCTACATTAGAGCTACAACCTGGTGAGGGAGAGGTAGTTATAGTAGATGATGTTTTAGCAACAGGTGGGACATTAAAAGCAACTAATGACTTAGCAGAAGAAGCTGGTTACAAAGTGGTTGGTAATTTAGTATTAGTTGATTTAGAGTATGTTCCAAGAGTAGATAACTTTAACTTAGATGTGAGGTCGGTAATACAATATGGCTAAAAAGACGATTGGTGCTATACCAAAAATTGTAAATAATTTCAAACCAAAAACAAGTAACCAAAACACATTTTATAATATCATAGGGGGTGAAGACACACAACTTATATTGTGTCATGGGATTGCTGGTACTGGTAAAACTTATGTGTCCATCTATAGGGCTCTACAAGATGTCTTAAGAAGAGGAACACCTTATCATAAACTTATCATTATCAATCCAACCGTAGATGTTGGTAATGAAGATAAGTTAGGGTATTTACCAGGTGAGTTGTCGTCAAAGATACAACAATATAACGAATCCACATTTACCATATTAGATAAAATTATTGGTAAAGCAAGAGCAACAAAGATGATATCGGATGGTAAGTTAGAGATTGGTGTCCTAAACTTTCTAAGGGGAGTTAACTTAGAGAATTGTTATGTGATACTTGATGAGGCTCAGAATGTTTCACCGATGCAAATAAAGACTTTGATGACAAGAATATCAGAAGATTGTAAAATGATTATACAAGGTGATATGTCACAATGTGATAAGTTCAAAGCTAACGGAGTTACGGCGTATGAAAAGAGTGGGTTCTATGATGCTTGGTTTAGATTAAAAAATGTAGAGGGTGTCAATCATATGGCTTTTAATAGAGAAGATTGTGTCCGACATCCTTTGGTAAAGAGAATATTAAAAACATATGAGGATGAACACGAGATTGATTTGAGTCATGATTAATGTTATCACAAGAGTTTTTAGTAAAACGAGGTTATTGTTGTGGACATGGTTGTTTGATGTGTCCATACGAACCTAAACATACAGAAGGTAATACAAATCTAATGGGTTATGGAAATACAAATAAAAAAACATTAATAGTTTGTGCACTTGAGGTTGAAACTCAAAGTCAATTAGAAGATTATGATGTCTTATATACTGGTGTCGGTAAAGTAAACGCTACATATAAATTAACACAAAAGTTTGGTAAGTTAGGTAGTCACATTCCATATGATTTAGTAATAAACTATGGAACTGCTGGTTCACAGATTTGGAAATATCGTAAAGGAGACTTAGTTGATTGCACACGATTTGTTCAAAGAGATATGGATGTATCTGGTCTTGGTTTTAAGTTAGGTCAAACACCATTTGAAAAAGACATCCCCATAATAGTAGAGAGTGATTCTGATTTCAATCCTATCGGTAAAAATGTTCTTTGTGGTAGTGGTGATTCATTTGTTACAATTGATCAATTTAACTGGAAAAACTTGGTTGATGTAGTAGACATGGAAGCATATGCTTTAGCAAAAGTATGTAAGCTATATGATGTTCCATTCATATCATTCAAATATATTACAGATGAGGCTGATGGAAATGCTGGTGATGATTGGGAAGAGAATGTTGGAAAAGGCATTGTAAAATTTAAGGAAAAAGTGCTTGACAAATTACCAAAATCTTCGTAAATTAGTAGAAATAATAAGGATAAACTATGAATGACATATTAGTAGCAATCTACTTCAACTTTATACCAATTGCCGTAATTGGATTTGGTTCTTGGTTTTTTGTTGAGTGTGTGAAGTATGAACATAAAAGGATGAAAAAATAATGACCTACCGAGAGTATAAACCAACTTGGTTACAACAAACAATATTCGTGGATACATATGGTAGGGAGTATAATCTATCTGATGTGCCAATGACTTACATGACACGAGAAGAAGCTTACACCAAACGAGGATTAACCGAAGAACAAATAGATGAGATTTACGAGGAGTGGATTTCAGAAGAATTAAAAGATGAGGAGAATGAATAATGGCAAAAAAGAAAAGTAAAGGTCAGTTTGACAACTACAAAACTTTCACCTTGAAAGATGGAACTACATTTTTAGCTCGTGATGAACATGACGCGAAACTATATCGTCAAAAGGTAGGTGATGAGTAAATACTACTACGAGAAAAGTGGTATCATTGATTCTAAAATCAATATTACTTATCACGAGTTATTTATAAAAACTGATGAAGAACTTGACGAGTGGATAGAGGAAGCTCGTCAGTTCATTATCGAGGATTGGGATAATCGTGGGATACCACCAATGGTCGGTCAAAATATTGACGATATCATCAAGTCGTTTAAGAAACTCAGAGAGTATGATATACACGGCTTTATAGAAAAAGCTGATGATGGTCAGAGAAATGTAATCAAGAATTTCAATAAGTTTGCGAATGGTGTGAATCAGTTTTTTCCTACGATGTTAAAGACTCGTATTGGAGATATGGGAGAAGGACTAAACTCTATCTATGATAGAATCAAAGAGGACGTTAACAAGCCATTATTTTATAAGGCGATGAAACGAGGTCTTCGTAGAGATTCAATGTATACTTTCAGTAAGTCTATATCACAAGATAGAAAAGAAAACGAAAAGAATAAATTACCTTATTGGAATGGTGAAAGTGCTGTAGAGTGGTTACAGTATTATCACGATAATAAGTTAAAGTTTAAGAATCACAGACTATGGATTGCTAAGTCACATCAAGAAAAGTATTTAAAAAGTTATGTAACTATAACTGCTGATGAAATCAAACAGGCATATAAAGATGGATTAATAACTGATGAGATGGTTACAAACTTATGGTGTCCTACACTTAAGTCTAAATTATCTGTTGATAATGTTACTGATACTGTAATGACTAAGAGTGGTAAATCTAAAACAAATGTTTTTATGATTAGATATTATGATTTAAAGACAAGATTGTTTCCCAAAGCATTTCAGATATTTAGGTTAAGTCTGAACTCACAACCAGCAGTTAATTTTCCACCACTTACGGCAAGACTTCTGTATGAAAAATTTACCGACCACATTGATCAAGACCAGCCACTCAATATATACGATCCTTCGAGTGGTTGGGGTGGTCGGATACTTGGTGCTATGGCGTCTAAGAAAAGAATACATTATATCGGAACAGACCCGAACACAGACAATTGGATAGACGAAATAAATAAGTCAAGATATGAGTATGTTGCGGACTTTTTCAACGAACATGGCTTGGAGACAAATCCATTTTGGGAAGAACCAAAAAACACTTACCATTATTTTTGTTTAGGTTCTGAACATGTTGGTGACCATCCTGACTTTCAACAATATAAAGGTAAGTTAGATATGGTGTTTACTTCACCACCTTACTTTGATAGAGAACAATATTCAGATGATGACGAACAATCATTCAAGGCATATCCGATGTATTCAGATTGGAGAGATAACTTTCTAAAACCAACATTAACAAATGCTTATGAAAGTCTCAGAAATGACAGATATTTACTTTGGAATATTGCTGACATCAAATTAAGTGGAGATAACTTTCATCCGTTGGAACAAGATTCAATTGATATCGTTGAATCACTTGGTGGTAAGTATGAAGGTAAGTTGAAAATGTTAATGGCGTCAATGATTGGAGTTGACCAAAGTAATGTCAAAAACAAAGTCGATGTGGATGGAGTTACAATGAAATATGAACCAATTTTTATATTTAGGAAACCATAATGAATCATGCTACTTTAGATAATTTAGATGAGATAATGGATGTGTTCAAACAATATGGAGATACATTTCCACATATCAGAAAAGATAAGATAGAAACAATGATTGAATTTCATAATGTGATATGGGAAGAAAAAGTTCTAATCACATACAATCGTTATAAAAGAAAACAGGCAGTTGCTATGATGACCGAGAAAGACAGAGTGATAAGTGCTTATGAAGCTCAAAAAGGTGATTGTATATTACATCAGATTGCTGCTAAAAATCAAGGTGATGGTAGTGGTAAAAGGGTATTTGAAAAGTTTATCGAATACAATAAAGGTAGAGATATTGTTTTATCAGTTAGAAGTTTGAATACAAGAGCTATTGAGTTCTATAAGAAATATGGGTTTATCAAAGTTAGTGATATCGAATGGGGTAAAACAAAACAAGTCAAAGGCGAAGTTTACTTATTGGAACAAAAGCCATTGTATAGATATAAGGAGAATAAGTTTGTCTAAGTTAGGTGTAATAAAACATTTGGATATTGAACCATCATTATTAAACTTTAGTGGTGTTTTAGATTACATAGATAATACAGAATTTTCAAAGGTAAAAACGAAGTATAGTAAAGGTGATGATTGGACAGCAATATCTTTGCGAGGTTACGGACCAGACCCGTTGGATATCTTAAAACCAAATGTGTTGAAAAGTGGAGTTAACGAACAAGCAAAATTACAAGACACATCGTTAATAAATGAAATGGGATTTCAAGTTATCAACGATGTATTGGCAAAGATACCATCGACATTCGAAAGAGTTAGATTGATGAAGATAAAAGCTAACTCAGGTATTGGAAAACATTCAGATAAAATTGATAAGGACTTTGGATTAGAAGATGGTAAGATTGTTAGAATCCATGTTCCGATTAGAACTAATGACCAAGTAGAATTTTGCCTTTGGGAAGGTAGAGAAAAGTTAACTAACTATCTTGAAGTAGGTCATTATTACTATGTAGATGTTAGGGCACCACACGCTGTAACTAACAATAGTGATGTTGATAGGATACATTTGGTTGTTGATACCTATGTAAATAGCGATATATTAGGACTTTTGGGGATAAAAACTTTTTGGTAGTGTATATGTAATGACATTACCGTAATCAAACGCTAGAAATAAAAATAAACATAACGATTCACCATCAATTATGGTCATAGATTGTGTTTAGTTTTAGAGTATAGAATTGGAGTTATGATGAATAATGAATCTGATGTTATGAGTGATATCACTCAAAATCAGTATGATTGGACTCTTCGTTTAGCACAAGATTTTAAGAATACTCACGAAATCTTGTTGGGAATAGCCGAAACTGCTCGTAAGCTGGATTATTTTACACCAGCGATGCGAAGAGTTGTTAAGGCTAATTCTAATGCTATTAGAGCTGCCATTCAGTCTTATTACGAAAGTGATAAATAAGTTAATATTTTGCTTGACTTATTTAATTTTATTTCGTAAGATAAGTTATGTTAATTAATCAAATCACAAATCAAATCGAAGAGGTTGGCTCATCAAGATATATATCTTCATCGAGCCAACCACAAGATTTCATTTACATTTAGGAGAAAATAATGAAAAAAATAGCATTTAATTATGGAGACGATAGATGGTCTTTATACAAGGTTACCGTTGAAGAGATTGTCTTCAAGAAGGGTAACTTTAAAATCAATGAATTTAGACAGAGAAAATATCTATTCAACGATATTCCTACTGGTCAAGGTCACATATGGCAACGAGAGTTGTTTGACACTTTACTTGCTGGACAACCAATTCCATTGATTGAATTGAATAAGATAGATAAACAAAATAAATCAATTGAAGATGGACAACAGAGGATTAAGACAATCATAGCCATATGTAGTGGTTGTGTAACTGTATCTGAAAGTGTCGTCAAGTATGGTGAGGAGTATAGACCTCATATTGGAAAGCATTTTGCTGGGTTGCCAGATGATTTACAAGAAAAGATTCGTAAATCACATCTATTGATACAATCATCAGAAGGTTTGAATGAGGATGAGTTATATCAGAGATTTGTTAAAATCAATGATGGTAATCCATTGACAGCTCAAGACAAGAGATCGGGAATGAATAATGATGGGGCAAAATACATACAATCTTTAGTCGACACACCAAAGTACAATATGTTTGAGATGCATGTGGTTAATGATAAAATCTCACATAAGTATAATAAAGTTCCCATTAAAGGTAGAGAGTTAGAAGAGGTTATAGCACATTGTTTCAATTATGTCAGAAACAGAGGGGAGTTTAAAGTTGCTCAACCTAATTTACAGAATTTGTACACACACCATTTTGAGAAAGAGGACTTTGACTTGGAATCAAAAGCTAAGAAGTTTGAGAAGTATTTAAAGGTATTGGATATTTCAATGCGTACTTTTAACCAACCAGATATGATCGGTAAGAAATTAGTTTCTATGGCATTCTTTGTCATAACGAAATTGATGGATGATGGTTACAAAGTCAATACAGATACATTTTTCAAATTCTTAACTTCTGAGAACGAGAAATTAAAAAGTGCTGACAAATTAATTACTTTTTATAATCGAGTTGGTACTAAGAAGTATCCAGACGGTAAAGAAGAGACATTCAATTATGTTCAGTTGTTTAGACTTGCTTCGACTAAAGAGGCAATTCAAGAGATTGTGAATAGACTATCAGAGGGAGTGATTAAACGAGGTAATTACTCAAATGTAGATTCTGTTAGGTCTTTCACAAAAGAACAACGTCATGCCCGTTGGGTTGAACAGGAAGAGTGCTGTGAATATTGTGGAGATAGTGTAGAGTTTGAACACTCAGTTGGTGATCATAAAGAACCACATTCAGAGGGTGGAGAAACTGTTTATGAAAATCTTGCTGTTGCTTGTAAACGTTGTAACGGTATGAAATCAAACATGGATTATGATATGTGGACACAAGTTGTTCCATCTCTGAAGTTTGTAACTTATCAACAAGAGGAAGCAGCATGAAAGAACTAACACCTGAACAAATCCAAGAGAATTGGGATAAACTCATACAAATAATCAACGACAACTTCTCCGGCGAAAGGCTGGAGAAGTTGTTAGAGATGTATAGTTATTTCGAAGAAAGAATGTGTCTTGCTCCAGCAAGTGGTAAAGAACACTTTCATAATGCTCATCCAGGTGGGTATGTGGAGCATGTTTTACATATTGTTGATTTTGCTGGACAATTATGGGATGTGTGGGGAAGAAATGGTGCTACCATTGACAACTTCGATAAAGAAGAGTTGATATTTGCTGCTCTTCATCACGACTTAGGTAAAGTTGGAGACTTATCAGAGGATAACTACATACATAATGATTCGGACTGGCATAGAAAGAATCAAGGGTTGATTTATAAACACAATCCAAAGTTACAATACATGACCGTTACTGATAGAGCCTGTTGGTTACTTCAACATTTTGGTGTCAATATGTCAGAGAATGAATATATTGGGTTAAGATTGACAGACGGATTATATGAAGAAGCTAACAAGACTTACTATATGAATTGGAGTAAAGATAATCAGTTGGCGACTAACATTGCTTATATCTTACATCAAGCTGATATGATGGCTAGTAAGATTGAGTATGATGAATGGGCAAGAGGTGACCATGATATCAAGGTAGAGAAAGAAGAAGAGGTAAAGAAGAAGTCACAACAATCCGCAGCTGCGAATCAGGCATTCAAAGACCTGTTCGGAGAATAATGTACCTAGATTATTTCGACAAGTTTAAGAACCAAGAACCATATCTTCACATCGATGAAAAAGAATGGACTTACATAAAAGATACATTCGAGAAAGATGACGTAAAGGAATCTCTGGCAAAAGTCGCTATGACTTATTCGATGCCAACTATGGAGATGACCGAAGAAGATTGTCGTAAGGATTTTAACAAGTTAAAAGGAACTTGGGTTTATGACATTCTGAAAGAAGGGGAGTGGTTTGGTAGGTCTGAGGACGGTTATGAATATCCATTACTTTATCACGGTGAACAATGGTATTTTGCTAGAAATAATATCGGTAACAAATCATCTAACTATTTCCAACAAGATAACAGATGGTCAGTAGATGGTTCTGTATCACCTGGTCCCAAACGAACTTGGGAGTCTGAAAAGTTCATGACATCATTGATGGGTTCAGCATATAGTCTGAAACTACCAAAGATAGATAGGTCAGCATTAAGAGTTATGATAGGACTTCGTAAGTACATATGTAGTCAGTTCAAACCAAATGTGGCAAAAGCTATGTACGACTTATTCAAGGTCAAAAATGTTATGGACTTCTCGATGGGATGGGGAGATAGGTTAGCTGGTTTCTTTGCTAGTCAGAACACCGAGTTGTATGTTGGTGTCGATCCTCGTAAAGAGAACCATCCGATTTACAGAGAACAGGCTGATTACTACGAAGGTCAACTTACGATGTTTGAAACCATGAAAAAGGTTGACTTTTATTGTGAGGCTGCTGAGGACTTCTATTATGATGGATACGAAGACACCTTTGATATTATATTTACATCACCACCTTATTTTAATGTGGAAAGATATAGTCATGATGATAATCAAAGTTGGGTTAGGTATAAAGACATTGATAATTGGAATAATCAATTTCTACACAAAGCTCTTGATAATATGTTACCAACTTTAAGAAGTGGTGGTAAGTTATGTATTAACATATCAGATGTTTATGCTAATTCTAAATGGTCATCGGATAGATGTTGGTTAAAAATATGTGATCCTATGAATGAGTTTCTTGATGAATACAGAGACATGGAATATATAGGTTGTATTGGAATGGAGATGGCAAAAAGACCTAATAGTGGTGGAGCTGGAACTGCGAAAGATACTACACAATATAGTGAGGAGTCACTAAAACTCGCTGAAGAAACTAAAGATAAAAGGTTCTGTGAACCGATTTGGATATGGGAGAAAAAATGATAATGAAAATACTACGGACAATATGTTGGCCGTTAATAAAAATAAAAGAATGGACAGACCCGAACTATTGGGCTAGTAAAGTAGGTGAGAGTAGTGGACTATATGATAAGGCTAGAAACTCTAAGACTCGTCAATGGGTAGATGGTTTGGAAGGTTGGAAATGGTGGGCTTGGCAATTAGGTGGTGGTTTACTATTTGTGATTGTGATGGAGTATCTACTTAATTCAATTGGTATGACAATGTTACCTTGGAGATAATTGTGAGAATCATAGATGAAATACTATTATTTTTAATACAATGGTTACATTGGACATTTTTAATATTGACTGGTGTATCAGTTCCATTACTATTGATTTGTGAACCATTTTATATATCATTACCCTTGTGTGCGTGGATAATGCACTTGGCTTTTAGTAGAACACTTGAGTGTCCTTGGACTAGGTTAGAAAACTATTATAGAAGTAAAACTGGTCGTAAAGAGATAGGTGGGTTCATATCTCATAACCTTAGAGTTTTAGGACTTAAGAAAAAGAAATAATTTATATATTCCATGTGAGAAAATATAACGAAGTGAAAATAAAGGTATATTTATAGTTATGAACCAACACGACAGAAAACAGTTAGAGATAGCACATCTTAAATTGGACGATATGCGACAAGACCTTGTTGATTTAAAAAACGACATGGAAAAAGCTCACCTAAAAACAGATGAATCATTAAGTTTTATAAAAGAAAACCTATTTAATCCACACGAAGGATTATGGGCTGAAACAAAAGAGAATACAAGGTTTAGAGAAAATTCACAGAAATGGAGAGGAGTTATAGGAGTTGGTTTCGTAGGGTTATTGTTAGAAAAGGTTTGGTCACTATTCACACCGTAAAAGAAAAAATACTACAAGAATTAGAAGAATGGATGGATTGGTTAGAGACACCAAATGATGACTTTGGTGGTTTTCCTGTTTGTCCATTTCTGGCACCTGAACGAAAGACAAATAAATTACTGATTGAGTTTTACAATCCTGAAGAGGGTTCTATTTTCGAGTCAATAAAGAAGTTTGATAAAAATGATGACTACACCACGGCTATGTATCTACACACCGATTATCATGGTAACTATACGGTGGTCAACTATCAGAATTTTATCAATGAAAGTTTAAAGAAAATAGACTTAGGACACCTTAAAGCCGTTTGTTTCAATCCATATGACAAAAGAAAGACGAATGGTGTATTAACACGAAAAAATGCTCCTTGTTTTATAACGAGTATTGCGACAAGAAAAGCTTTGGGTACTGCTTACAAGAAGTTAAAAGATACAAATTATTGGAAAAAAAATAGAGAAAATGCTTGACTCATATTATCTTTTGGTGTTAATTTTGGTAGAAATAAGGAGTTAATATGAAACCTAATCAAATAAAACATGGACATTGGAAAGACGCCGTTGTTTGGATAGATGGGAAAATGTCCCAAGTTAAAGACTTTGATGGTGGTGATAAGTTTAAGATAAAATTCTTCGTATCGGGTAAATCTATTTGGGTTGACAAAGGTATTATCGTCTGGTCATGAGTAATAAAGCTTTATATCAAAAAGAAATAAAAGACCTCAGAAAGTTGTTAGATGATAACGAGTACACCAGAACTTTGCCAGATGGTTACCATCAGTTTATATCTGAAATGCACAGAAAGTTAGTTAGTGATTTTAAAATAACACCAAAGATGTTGGATGCTATTCAAACTGCTGCTTCAACCTATCAATCCTACGGTAACCCTTATAATAAAAGAAAAAGAGAAGCAATGTTAGCCAAGATAACCAAACTCAAATATTTATTAACGAAGTGTGGATATACTCGTCAGTATGAATATGAGAAAATGGAGTTCTTGGACAGTATAACTAAACGAGTTCATTCCAAAGGTAAGTTAACACCTAAACAGGCTAAGTATGCCAATCAACTATACAAACAATTTAATAAAAGGATTTTACCTTGAATTGTAAAAGGTGTAAAAAGGATAAGGATTTAGCAAGAACGAGGACAAGATCTTGGACTATCTGTTGGGATTGTCTTATTTATTTAGATTTGGAACATAAAAATATTAAGAAATATGAAAATAATGCTTGACTTGTATAGTATTTTAGTATTAGCTTTATATGTAACAAATAAGGAGTTTTTGAGTGAGTAAATATTCGGATTTTTGGTTTGACAATCGAAGGACAAGTTTGGTCGATGACCTGTTGTCTGATGTCGATGACAAGCCAGTAAAAAAAGGTAAAGACCATGTTGCTCTTGCTGGTCACAAGAGGGCAATCGGTAACTTTGTCCGTATCGTGAGTGGTCAAAACATTCCTGTCAAGTTCCCTTCTCGTGGAGATAGTTTTACTGATGGTAAGTCTGTTACTATTGGTGCTAATATCAATGAGAAGAACTTTGACTATGTTGTTGGTCTGGCTCTTCACGAGGGTAGTCACATAGCCTACTCTGATTTCAATGCGTTTGGTGATGTTCGTAACATGAAAAAAATCAGAGAGTTCGAATTAACCTATGATAAGATGGAGTTCTTTCGTGGGATAATCAATTACATTGAAGATAGACGAGTTGATAATATTGT